GCTCACGCTTGGCGTGGATGTTTGCGTATAGTCCTTGTTTAGCCACAGTTCCATCTCCTCATGCTTGCTTTTGCTCGTTCGGCATTCTTGCTCTTAGCGACTACACCACCCATACGGGCGCAAAATGATGCCTTCCTGCCCTTGTCTGCCTCAGTTTTGGGGTTTGGTGCTGGGGCTTTCAGGTTAGCGTTGTTTTTACGATTGTATGCCGCCCTACCTTTGGCGGTCATCCCTGCGCCCTGCTCTGTAGGCAGGTAATTCTTATCCTTGCCCGTTGTTGTCTTAGGAATGGGTTTATCGTGCTTTTCTACTGCCGCACGAATGTCATCCCTACGACTCATGCCTTTTCCTCAATGTACTTAGCGTAGGCATCCTCTAGCTTTGCCTTACGGCTACCTTTGGCGTTCTCACGCTCAACGCTTAGTGCAATGGCTACGGCTTGTTTCTTTGGCTTGCCAGCTTTCATCTCGGTTTTGATGTTCTTACCGACTGCTTTTTCGCTACCTGATTTATCGAGTGGCATAAATATCCTTTTATTTCAAGAACTTAAGTTTATAAGTTGTGGAATTGATAAGGTCTGCAATCTCATCAATAATATTTTGTAGTTCGCTGTCTTGTGGCAAGTCTTGGCGGGCTTCTTTAACAAAACTCTGCAGGGATTCCATGTAGCGAATTGGGTCTTTTGGCTGGTGGTAAACACTTGGAAAAACGGTAAATTTGCCGTATTTCCCCATATAGGATTCAGCAAAGGTATCGGTTAAGTCAATAATGCTGTCGTAATACTTTGCAAATGCTTTGTGTTTGGCGTAAGAATCAGTAGACCAATGGAAAAAATGCGTGTTGGTCGCAGAATGTAGCATTGTTGCTAGGAATAATGCACAGTTTTCCATACAAATCCTTATGTAATGGGTGTAGTTTCCTCTATTTTATCAATAACTACAAGACAACCGCCACCTTTTTTTATTGCGCCACGCTGAACAATTAGGGTGTCAATCTGTTCATCGTTATCAAATACACCAGCATCCGCTAAGGCATCCCAAAGGGCTTTGATTCGGTTATCGATGTCTTGCTTGCGTCTGTCTTTTGGGTACAGGGTTACCTGCATTTCTAGACGGGCAGTGCCTAGCTTGGGAACTTTCCACTCCACTACATAATCGCTAACTTTTTCTTTAAACTCTTTTCCTGCCTTGCTGATATAACGCCTGTGTCCATGACTCCCCCAGTAATGATTGACGGATGGGGGTAGGGGTAGGTTTAGAATCAACATTAAGAGAGTTTAACAATTCCACGGTGTCTTGGGTCATTTGTTCAAAACTTGGTATATAAAAACCCCGACTCGAATAAGAGGGCAATCGTCTTTCGGTGCGCTTCTTCCCACCTACCCACTCTCTCTGTTTTGCTAAGTGTTGCACCTTGGTCGATTTCTGTGTGACAGGTGTAACAGAGTGATGCGATTCTGTAATCATGCGCTTTGATTCCACGACCTTTACCATCCCTAAGTTGATTTGAGTGTGCGGCAACCACTGTGCCATCTGTAGCCCCGCAATGGGTGCAGGGGAAGCTTCTAGCTATCTCCAGTAAGCTTTTATTACGATACATTGGCATGATCCACGCTGGCTTGTTCTAGCTTTACAGCGGATTCTGCAATGTCTACCGCAATCTCCATCATCTGTGTGGCGTTGTTGCTTTTTAAGGCATCGTCATAGTGACGGACTAGGGTTCTAAGAACCTGAAACTCGTTGAGTAATTCAATCATTTTAATATCCGATCTTGGTTACGGTTAGATACTTCTAAGGTTTGCCATGTAGCGTGGCGCAGTCTTGCGGCTTCTAATTCCCACTTCAGCTTTTCGGCATTCTCGGTCGCTACCCCAATAGCCTTGCATAAGTCTTGGTAGTCTTGGCTGGCGTATGCTTCCCGTTCCTGCGCCCCAATGGTCTGTTCGCCTGACTTCTGCATCATTATGGCTTTTAGACTGCTTTTAAAGGTTTCTAGCTGGGCTAACTCACCCTTGGCAGATGCGTACTTACCAGCGTTATCAAGAATAAAGTCTATACAGCGGTTTGGGTCAATCTCTCTCATGGCCTAATCTCTTTTTTATCAATGTTTTCATTCGTTCTTCATCTTCAGGGTATTGCTTTAGTAGGCGTACTACCTCATCCCAGCCACGCCTTTTGGCTACACCGATATACCATTCGACTAGGTAGTTATCGGGAATATGTTTCACATTTGTTCCTCAATCTGTTTAATCTTTTGGCTAATCCTAGCTCGCCATTGTTGCCACGCCTCACCAGCATAAGCAGGGCATCCGACTTCCTGCGCTTTACGGGCTGTTAGTTCCTCAGTCGAGTACCAAGGTAGTTCGGGCTTTTTATTGGGTTCTAGGTCAATCTCGTCAGTCCAGCGTTCAGCGTTTAAGAACGAGGCAGGGTACGGGATGTAATCTTTTTGAGTCTGCTTAATCTTCCAGTATTTAAGGTAGTTAGGCATGGCTTCTAGGCATTCTTTTTGCTGGATAGGGGTTAGCCTGTTCCATGCCCGTTCAGCGTCTTTACGCCCCATTTTGCGTGGGTATAGCGAGTAAAAGTCTTGAAAAGTCATTTACGATCCTTAAATAGCTTCTCAACATAATCAAATTCTTCTTGATGCTTGCGTTCTAACTCGGTTATACGGTCAGCTTGCATTCTTAAAATGTATGCCGCTTGTATTAAAACACTACCATCAAGAGGGTGTAAATATGCTGTGTCTATTTCAAATTCAAGCACATCAGCAATAGCATATGGGTCTGCACCTTTTTTTCGATCTTCAGAAGTAAAAGTAGTCATTTATTCATCCAGTAATAAATAAAAGCGGCAATTATCATAAAAGTAGCAAATACAATAAATGTCGCTATTGCAAAAAAGGTGATTATTGTTTCGATCATTAATTTCTCCAGCGCATTGGTTTATTGTTTTTTGTTAGCGCAGAAAAATGGCTAATTCTGATTCCTGTGGTTGACTTCCATTTAACCAAACCATCTTCGTCTTGGTCTTTAATTACATGACCATGACTACCCTCTTGGTGTTTTACTCTATCGCCTTCTTTAAACTGATATTCCATTTTCTATCTCACTTTTAATTAAGTGTTACCAGTTTATTAAGGTAGCTTAACCATGTCAACAGTTATTTTATAGGGATTTACCCTAAGTGTTGCTTTTTTAATACGAGATTGCTAGATTTTGAGGACACACCTATCCCTAGCATGAGGAATAGGTGTTATTTACGATCTTGCTGAGTTTGTCGGTTCATATTGCTTCGATGTCTTTGTCGTGCCTAGGTCTGTCTTTATCACATCATCGGTCTATCCGTACAGTACGGTTCTCTTAGGTAGCCAAGCAATAACGGCTAAATGAGGCGCATTTGCGCTAGTAGTTTCTAGGGGTATTTACAGCCTTTACCGTAGCAACACCAATGAGTACGGGCTAGGCAGAAATAGAAAAACCCCTTAAGGTTGCTCTAAGTTGATACCGCTTAATAAAGCACTCCACAGGCTTTACTAAACGCTCAAAGCAACCCTAAAGGGTCTTGTGTGGAGTTCAACAGCGCAGGTATCAATCTGCCCACACAGTATACATCAATCTAATTCAGGCCAAATTAATTTATAACTTTCAGGAAATAGGGTTTTTCGGTTTACTAGCCCGTGACTTTGTTTTTCAAGGGTTGCGGCTAAGATCACCAGCTTATCGTAGGGTATGTCCCCGTTCTGCCACATAGAAACGGCAGGAACGCTGATATTTAGCAATTTAGCAACCTTGGTAGGGCCACCCAATAAACGAATGATAGCGATTGAGTTCATAAGGTATCTTAACATATTTCTTGCATTAGTTGTTAAGTTAAGTTAATATGGGTGTACGGTATGTGCCGTGATAACAGGAGAACTCATATGAGTGAAATAGAATCGCAAACCAATGACTTACTACAGCTTCAAGGTGAACTTGAACGCATCTTTGATGTGCTAGAAGGCGGCACAGATTTATCCAAACAACAAATTGACTTACTGCGCTATGGCTGTGGCTTTGCGCCAGTAAACCGTCAGCGTGATTTCTTACAAGGTGTATTTGCAGACCTTAACCCATACGGGAGATCAATATGACCCCACAAGTACAGCTAATAACGCCTGAAATGGCAAAGGTTTATTTATCCAAAAACACCGATAACCGTCAGCAAAGGGGTTGGTATGTGTCGTGTCTAGCCAAGGCCATAAAGCGTGGTGATTGGATATTGACGCATCAGGGCGTAGCATTCTCTGAGTCAGGCAAACTGATTGACGGACAACACCGCTTAGAAGCTATTGTAGAAGCTGATACACCCGTGCAGATGCTTGTCACCACTGGCGTGAGCAACGATGCCTACAAGGTCTTAGATAACGGCATTAAGCGTACATTGTCAGACCTAACAGGCATTAATGTTAGGACTACCGAGGTATGCCGTATATTGGCTAGATTGGTCTACGGTGGTAATTCTGTGACTACCGCAGAAGAATGCCTAGAAATCTACAACACTGGTGTGGGCGAGGTATCCGATAGCCTAGTCGAGTATTGCGGTAAACAAATTAAAGTCTATTCATCTGCGCCTATGCGTACTGCGGCAGTCTGTTTAATCCTTGATGGGTATAACCAAAACTACATTAAGAACCTGTACGCAAACCTCTGTCACCAGCAATTTAACGAACTGCCTAATGTAGCGCAGAACTTTATCCGTCAGGTTACCGATGGCAGGGTCAGCGCAAACAAGAAGTCAAACCTACTAGCACGGGGTCTAAAAGTATTTAATCCTGAGTATCAAGATGTAGCTAGGCTTCAGATTAGTGACTCAGAAGAAACTGCCGCTAATGCGTATTGCAGAACCATTGTTAGAAACCTATTAACCAAGGAAAAAAAATGATTATTTCAGATACTCAACGAGATTTTAAAATAGCCCCTGCTGGCTTGCATATGGCAAGGCTTTATTCCGTCATCGACCTAGGCCATCAAGCTACCGAGTGGGCTGGAGAAACCAAGATCATGCACAAGGTCGTATTGACTTGGGAATTGCACGGAGATGATGAGGATGGCAAACCATTACAGACAGACGATGGCAAGCCACTAATCGTATCTAAGCGGTATACCGTCAGCCTTGGAGATCAGGCACGATTACGCCAAGACCTAGAAGCATGGTCAAACAAAAAAATGACTACCGAGGATCGTAAGAATTTTGACCTCAAGAACTTATTGGGTAAGTTCTGCATGGTCAATATTACGCACTCTGAGGATGGCAAATACGCTAATATTTCAGGTATCAGCCCTGTTCCTAGCGCACTGCGTAACGCCCAGCCTGAAGGTATTAACCCCACCAAAATCTTTTGGTTGCAAAACTATAAGCAGGAAGAATACGATGCGCTACCTAAGTATTACAAAGAAAAGATAGCGGAGAGTAGCGAGTGGCGGGGTCAGCAGGAGCGTGAAAAAAATGCGCCCAAGCTGGCAGATGATGATGGTTTTGGCCCACCCCCATTCTAAGGACACTATGATAGTCAAGGAGAAACTAAGTGAATCAGGTCACTGGTATACCAAAAGTGGGAAAAGTGCATACACCGTCAGGGGGGCAAACGGGCAGGAACGCAACACAACGCTCCGTGACGCACGGAAACTCGGACTTTTGCCAAGTGTTACAACAATTAACGGAATGCTATCGAAAGCAGGGCTTGATACATGGAAGCAACAACAAGTCCTCTTAGCCGCCTTAACCCTGCCTAGATTGCCTGACGAACCTGAAGCCGATTGGTTAGCTAGGGTGATGCAAGATAGTAAGGCTACGGGCAGGGAAGCGGCAGAACGAGGCACGGCAATACACGGCATCATCCAAACTTGGTTCGAGGGTGTGTATATGCCTGAAAAGCCACCGTACATCAATGCCATCATAGAAGCTTTAGAGAATGCCTTTGGAAAGCAATTGTGGCTCTCAGAGCAGTCTTTTGGTCATCCGCTAGGGTATGGTGGCAAGTGTGACTTGATGGCTAGGGCGGGCTTTGTAGTCGATTTTAAGACCAAAGAAACCGACTTAGATAAGGTGGATGTGTACTTTGAGCATGAGATGCAGTTAGCCGCCTACCGTGAGGGTCTAGGAGTACCCAGCGCACGGTGCGCTATTGTCTTTGTCAATGCCCTGACCAATCAGGTCAAACTCATTGAAATTGAGCAGGATCGGCTTCAAAAGGGCTGGGAATGCTTTGAGCATTTACTGCGGGTTTACCAAATAAAAAACGGCTTATAATCAAAGTTCCTTCACGGGAACGGGGGAAAGCGCAAGCGAGTACCCCACTTATTTAAGGGCGTTAAGCCGCCAAAGTAGGATGCAGTAATTAGGGAATTTTGCGGCTTTCTGCCCTATTGCTAGTAACTGCTAAATACTGCCCTGTTGTTTTTCTCCAAAACATAGGGTTTGTCCTAATAAAAATACCTTGCATTGTTAAGATTACTTAACTTATACTGTCATTACTGCATCGGGCAGTGAGATAGAAAAGGAGAATCAAATGCAAGTTTTAGACCTACAAATTACCAAAGTTGACCAATTAGGTATGCTCTTGGCACAGATTGCTGACCTAGAAGCACAGGCAGAAGCACTCAAGACCGAACTCAAGCAAGAAGAAGGACACATCGAGGGTAACCTCTACAAAGCGTGTGTGACCTTATCCCAGCGCAAGACCGTAGATAACAAGGCTGTGTACGCAGAAGCGAATGTACCTGCCGAGTTAATTGAGAAATACACCAAGACCACCGCAGTTATTACCCTCAAAGTTACAGCCCGTTAATCAACGCCCCTTCGGGGGCAGAAAGGTTTTTATGAAGTATGTTTTGTTGCTAAGTACGCTAAGTCTTACCGCCTGTAGTTCGTTTGAACCACCCAATGTCAGCTTAGAAACTGACAAACAGGCGTATCACATGACACGGGCGCAAGTAATCCTAGGCATTAATGAGTGTGAGGATGCTGGCACACGCCCCGTAGTCATTACCGCCAAGCGCAGGATTAACGGGGTTACCACCGATGTACCCGTAGAAGTAACCTGCAATCCCCGTTATCGTATCTTTCAATAAGGAGTCATCATGCTACAGAGTGAACGAGATGCAGAACGCTTTTATGAGGCACAGCGCAAGTTTGAGCAACGCCAGCGCATGATTGATAAGGGCTGGGGTGACCTAGAGGCGTACAACGCTTTACGGGCTTCAGAGAAGAAAAAGGAGCGTATTGAGTCTATTCGTATGTTCTTGCTTGGTGGTTTGGCGGCAGTCCTATTCTGCGTAGTTTTCTTCGGTACTAACTACCTAATGCACGGCTATGCAATATAAGAAGTTTGACCAAGCCCTGCACGATGCCTGTGACCCACCTGCCCGTGATGCGGTCGCTAGGTGGCTCAGAAACCTTTGGTATATTGATGCTACCCCTAACCCCGATAAGTACGCTGTAGACCTCATATTAAGCCGCAAGGGGGAGCATTTAGGGTATGCCGAAGTAGAGGTCAGGGATTGGGAGTTTTGCCCGTTTAACACGATCCACATAGCCCAGCGCAAGGATAAGTTATTTAACCACCCTAGAACGACTATGTATGTAGTTAATAAGCCTTTGACCCACGCTTACTGGATCAGGGCAAACAAGATTAAGGATTGTTCGTTAATAGAAGTACCAAACAGGGCGGTAGCCCGTGACGAATACTTCTACGATGTACCCAAGGACTTGTGGAAAATCGTAGACCTGACCGAACTGTTCTAGGCGTAGGGTCTAGTTCCAGCTTTATCAATAATCAGTGCTTGCTTGCGAGGATTAGTGCCAGCAATATTAGGAATACTAATATGTGTCCAACGGTCAAATTCTCGAATAATTTGGTCATATCCAATCCCCGATGCAATCACCGCCTTAACGACTTCATCGGGGGTCATGCTCGGTACTCGAATATCTGCGGCACATCCAATCCGATGCTGGCTAGTGTCCTTTGATCCTACAGCGTCATTAACTTCTTTGCAACGAAAAGCTGAGTTAACCATCACGGGCTTATTACCTAAAACAGACTTAACTTCCTCAAGGAATGCGGCTAGGCGCACAAGGTTAGCCATCTCTGAGGCATTGGGCGTATTGTCAAACTGACGATGATCTGTGTGGGTCAGTTCGTCTAGGGTGAAGTGTTCACTTAGATTCATCTTTTTTAGCTTTCATATCCATGATTTTTTCTAGGGTACGGCCACCAAAATACGCACTCATTATTAGCATACCCCATTGACCCAGCAGGTTTACATACGATTCTTTAGCATCGTAGCCAAAAGCAGACATCATGGCAAAAAGAAAATAACCAGCAAAAATAGCCACTAAAGACATAGGGCGTATGTTTTTGGATAGCCAAGAATCACTACTTAAATCAGCTTTCCAGCGGTCAGATATATTGTTTTGTTCGTTCATGTCAGCGTTTAACTCAGCTAACCGACCTTCTTGTTGCATTTTTAATAGTTCAGCTTGGGCTTTGGCTTTGGCTTCAGGATCAGGAATAAACTTGTCTAGGACTTTCATTCCAACATCAACTAATGCGGTAAGTGGAAACATTATTTTTTAGACCTTTCCTCTAATAATTTAACCCGTACATGAAGATCGTGTAGTTCTTTGTACAGTTCTTCACGCATCTTAGCCCTGCGCTCGGCAGATATTGGGCTGTCTGTTGGGATGCCTTCGCTAGTAATCAGGGCTGGCATCTTGCCTTCAATTTGAGTTAGGCGGGTTTGGAATGAAGATACTTGACCGAGTAGCCAAGCTATACAGGCAACCAAGATTGGGATTACAGCCTTTAAGACATCTTGCATATTCATTTATGACCCCACACTAAAAAATAAGCGATATATCCTGCGACCACAAAGCACCAAAATTGCGCTACTCTTGCACGATTTAGGTCTTTATTAAATGCCTTTTCAAATTCTTTGTCCTGCTTTTCTAGCTTGGCTTTTAGTGCTTCGACTTCAGCCCAGCGTTTACCGTACTTCTTTAAAAAGTCTGCCCGTATCTTTGCTTCTTCCCGCCTGACCTGCTCCTCATGCTCCCACTGAATTAGGACTCGTTTGAGGAATAGTTCTTTGCGTACCTCGTTCTCTCTAAGTTCCCTGCGCCTGTCAAGGTTACGCTGTTGCGCTACATCGGAAGCTTCTTTTTGAACATCCGCAATACTTTTAGATAGTTCTTTACTAACATCCCGACTTGCGTTTAGGGAACTACTGAGGGACTTTGCGCCTTCTAGTAAACCATCCGACACATTGATAACCTACCTGTTACCAAGCCAATGTGCGATAAAACCCACGAGTGAACTAAAAGCTGATACAAACCCCATACCGACCCAAAAACCGCCCCTAGAACGATTAGCCATTGCGACCAGTTCTTCAACAGAAGCTTCCATCTTGTCGATCTTTTTAGACATTTCATCGAACTTGGCCTCGTAGTTCTCTACCTTCTGCCAAAGCACTCCATAGCGCACGGGGTCTATTTCAAAAGCCATGTCTATACCTTATGGCAAAGTCGCAACAAATTCACTAGCCTGTTCTTGTGTCATCACATTCCCATCGGCATCTTGCAGTTCTGCACCAGCTAAGATTTCTTTTTTGAAGGTTTGGTAGTCTGTGTTGGCTGGGTCGAATGGGATTCCAGTTATGCCATCTTTAAGCACACCGCTAATTTCGCCTGTTTTGCCGTCTTTTATTAATTTATACATTTTATAGTTCCGAACTTAATTCAATAAAATCAGTTGAACCACTAGCGAGATAAACAAAATAATTTTGTAAACTTGTGTATCCTGTTTGAGTTGCTTTAAATCTTACATAATTATTAAACAATGCAATGGATGCTGGAACTGTCAAAGTAACTTGATTTCCACCACCAATAGAAGATATTGTTCCGTTAAATGTTACAGAAGGGGTAGCTCTTAATGTTGTTGGCGGTTGCAAGATAACCTGTGCTTGCGATGCTGAATCTCTAAAAGCAGTACCAATTCCTGAGTCACCACTACCAGTACCACCAAAACGAGTGTAATATCGTTGGCAAAGCACTAATTCAGTTCCATAAGGTCTGTAATCAAAGCTAGTAGCTGTAGAGCCTACCTCTAGCTGAACTCCTGTGATGTAAAAAGTTGCTCCGTTTGTGCCGACTACGGATGTTGCTCCTGTGGCAGAATAATAAGTAGAACCTGACCATGAACCAGCAGTACCGCTATAAGTTGAGCCTGTGCCTAATCCAATAATTAAAGTAATTCCAACTCCATTAGTAGTTAGCCAAGTTCCGCTTGTATCGCCAGCAATAGTTATTGATTTTTGCTCCCAAGTATTTGCAGATGAAATTGTGTAGCTAAATGGATAACTTCTAGTGCCTCCATTATTTATTAAAGCACCACCAAAAGTACCCGTCAATGAACTACGCACCCAAAAAGACAAAGTTACTGTTTTTGCATTGGCAGTTCCCCAGCCTAAATCAGCTATGTTATAGCCTTCAATACCTTGATAAATTTCAAAAATGTCTGTTGCAGTAATGCTATATGCTGAAGATGATGTAATACCCAAATAATTACTAAATCCTACTGGTGGAGTTACAGAACCAGCGTTTTGTTGGATTGTAAATTTAGATGCAACCGAACCATAAGAAGCCCATCTATCTACTGTATAAGTGGTTGATGCAGTATTTGTAACACTAGCACCAGCATTACGCTGGTCAATCACGCACGCTCCGTTTATTATTTTGTTCTTCATTCCTATTACAGGAGTTACCGCATTAGCAGTAATGCTCCCGTTGTACATGGGAGTTGTTATTCCGTTTGTGCCGTCTAAGGTTATAGGCATTATGCTAACTCCTCATCTGTTGGTCGTGGCAAGGTTGGGTGTTCCCACTTAGCAATGTAATCGCCTTTGCCGTCTGAATTGTTTTGAAGTGTAATTACAGTCCAAAAATCTTCATCTTCAAGATTTGGATAAATTGTTTTAATTTTGTCGTATAAAGTCATTACGCACCCCTTACCATTGTTGCTGAAAATAAAGAAGCGTATGGTGCTGAACCATAATCTACATTTGGTGCTGAAGCATTTGAATAAACATAAACTTCAATGTAATCAGTTGTGCCATTCATGTAAATTAAACCGCTAAAAGGTACACTCATATAGGTAATAGTAGATTGGTTAAAATCTGACCTTGTGTATTCTGCACCATTTTTATAAATAGATACGATTGCTCTTGTATATGTAGAACTGTTTTGTATTCCAATATAACCAGTAACTTGATAATAACCAGCTACAGTTGGAGTAAAACGATAATTTGTTGTTGAATCGTAACAGTTATTAGTATCAAAAACTTCTGATTGAATGGCTACTTTTGTAAAAGTATTTTGACTAAATGCTTGGTAAGCACCAAAACGAAAAGCACTAAACGCTGGCATATTACCGCTAACCATTGCTGTGCCTGTTACCGATGGCACAGTAACTAAGTTACCAGTACCCGATGCTAACTGTAATACACCTGAGTTATCGGCTGAGGTAGTTAAGCCCGAACTATTTGTTGCCGTTATGACGCTCGCCATTTACGCTACTCCTTTGGGAAATTTTTGTTTCACAGCTTGGACTTTAGCGAGCATTGCTTCGGCTTCTGCACCGCCCTTCCATAACGCATCTAACTGGTCACCGATGGGTGGGTATTCTGATGCTCGTTTAGCAATATAAGCATGAGCATCTACATAAGCCTGTACTGCATCTTTATCGTATGCGACTTCATTGCCGTCTGCATCGTAAGCAATATCGCCACGAATGGTGACTACGGATGGGTTTAGTTTGTAAATAGCATCAATCATCCTGCAATCTCCATAAGGGTAATCGTTCCAGTTAAACTATTATGAAATATCGTAACAGAGCCACCATTGGTGCTTGCAAAATAAACTGTATATGCAGTAGATGATGTTGTTGCTGGAGAATCCAAAACACTAAGCGAGCCAACACCTTGTAAATTTCCAACATTATTATATAACTGACCATAACCTAATTGACCACCATTATTAGGTGCTAAATTTGTGGTGTTATTTCTATATAAGGTATAAGTTAATTGTCTAGCTGTATCGTCAATTGTGCATGGAAAAGAAACAAGAATTAAAATTCTGCTACTAGAACTTGTTGGAGTAATTGACGCAGTTAGTCCTGATGTAACATAAGTAGCACTTGATGTGTTTGTTATTGTTCCAAAAGTAGAATTAACCACCTGAATCACATTACCAGCTTTAGGTGATGTAGTAGTAAGAATTGTTCCTGATACGGCTGGCAAGTCTAATACAGTAGTACCAGCAACGGCTGGTTCTTGTAATGTAACGCTACCCGATGTTGAGCCTTGTAAGACAATAGACATTATTTACTCCTTTTGTATATTTTAGTGGTTTTCATCTTACAATACCACC